GAAGAGTTTGACGTTCCAAATAACCCAGTAGGAAACTTTGCCATCTGTCTTTTTTCTAAGTCTGCTTGTGTAGCAAGACCTTCAGTTGCGCCTACAAACAAAGCACCCAATGGAGAATATGGTGGTAATTCTGTTAGTGCTAACGCTCTATTGGCTGCATTTGCCGCTATCAAAGCTGGATCAGCAAGTGACATATTCTGGCTTTGCAAGTCTGATTTAGACGCTTCTATGGATTTCCTTGCTCCAGATCCATATTCTTTTGCCTTATCAGCCACCCCTCTAGCTTGTAATCCATACTGCTTTTGTAAATCAGCAAATTTTCTAGCGCGAGCTGAACTATTTAATAAGTTAGATCGCGCTAGTGCTAGCGTTAGTTCGCTTACAGCGTCATTGTATTGATCGTCTAATTGTGGCGTTGCGTAATCTAAGTAGGACTTTTCTCTTTCCCCATAGAACTTGTCATCAAATCCACTAAACGCATCGTCTATCTTTTTTCTTCCAGCTCTTATCCGACCTTGCCGAGCTTCTTCTTCTGCTCTTTGTCGAGCAGCTTCATCTCTCATTGCTCCAGCACCACCATCACCAAAACACATTACGCTATTTCTCCTCTTTGCCATTTCAATGATCCTGGCTTCTGATCTTCTCTTACATAAGAAAAAGTGTAGAAATTTTCTTTATTTCTTCCGTATCCAGGTATTTTTCTTTCTTTTTTCAATCCTATAAACTCCAGCCACTTATGCACTTGTTCATATCCCTCAATAGATTGGCACTCAACCCTATGCGCTTTTGCGCTATCTAATGCTGGTATTATATCTCGAATAATTGTCTTTGTCAGAAACCCACCGACCTTTTTTATTTTATCTGTTGCGAACATTCCTAAAGTCCAAACACCTGGACGCATTGGTATATATGACAGTATGGCAATAGGATCATCAGCATAAAAACAATAGACATTATCATGGTCAGAAAGACCATTTACTAGAAATTGTGCTAACTGAGTTCTATCTTCTGCCCACGATACGCAAACTATTTCATCGTAATCACGACTTCTCATGTTCATTGCCACATAATGTATATCCTCTGGCGTTGCCTTTCTAAACATTATCCAGACTCACTTTCGTTAAAATGTATTGCAAGATTACCAATCTTCGCTGATCCAGTAGAAGAACACGTTAAACGTGGAGCAATATGCGTTGAATAACCAACGATTGTAGCTCGACCTTGACCATACGTTGTGTTTGCAACAGTTCCAACGTCTTGTAATACTGTTATATCTTGTGGATCTGTAGCTACTGATATATCCCAAGTGTTTTCACAAGTCATATCAAGTGACGTAAAATCCTTAAATGATGCTGGTCTACCAGCGTCAAGAAAAGGCATTTGTACTGTCACGGTAGAATTGTCATACGTTGTGCCGTTAGTTCCTCCTAAAGAAAACAACTTGTTTCCACTTCGGCAAAGTATTTGTGATCCGTCAAATGCCCACTTGTCTATGACAAAACCAGGCTCATAGATAGACCAAGCACTTACTTTAGAGCTTGGAAAATAACTAAAAACATAGACTTTGCTTCCTATCGCTAACAAGTACCGACCATCCTTTGGTTCGTGTATTGCAGTTCCTTTTCGCGCATCAAGTATATTTGACGTAATTTTAGCGACAACAAGATCATCTATTGGGTTTCCAATATCGCCTACGAAAGCAGCGTTAGAAGAATCTCTTGCTCTTAGACTTCTTATGCCAGACTTCGAAAGGTAGAACACATCATTGTCGCCAAACTCAATAACGCTATCTGGTGCAATTGTGCCAGTATTATTAAGAACTTGTATTTGCTGGTTTTTTGTTTCATCGGCATCCACAAACCAAATCTGTATAGCTTGTTCGGCAAGTACAGCAACATTAGAAAAATAATTAGCAATAGCTTTAAGATCTTCTGATCCTCTTGCATTGTTTTGTAGGTTTATAAAACCAGCTCCAGTAGATCCAGTATTCCAATCTGTCGGATCATTAACACTTGAGAAGTGTAATAATGAGTCCGACAAAGAATACATCTTACTCTTTACTGGACGTACAAATTCACCAGGGGTGTACGCTGAAGAAAGACTTGAATCTGCGCCACCATCTAAGAAATTTTGTGATGTTGGTTGAAACTGTGTTGTGACGTTGCCGGAAACTGTTATAGCAACAACTTTGTTATTAAATGACGTTCCTTCAGCTTTAGATATAATATTTACAAACTGATTGACAGCCGTTGCTTCATATTCTGGGGAACTTGCAAAATCGTTTATAGCAAGAGCTATTAAGTTTGCCGTGTTAGTGTTGGATGTTTGCCACGCTACTTGTGATCCAATTATTGAAACACCATCGACAGTAATATTAGTAACAGCATTATCAATGCCACCAGAAAAATGATTTATACTTCCAACAGTAAATTGATTTTCGACACTCGCTACTATTTGTTGGGTATTAAAAGAAATACCATGTGTCGGAGCAGTAATTGTGATTGTATTTGTTGACGCAACAGCAGTAAATCCACTTGTGCTTGTGTAAGAATTTATAGCGTTGGCAATAGCCGTAGCCGTTGTGTTATTGCTACCAGTATGCTGGACAGTTGTATTAATGATCGCAACATTGTTAACTGTAAGTGTTCTTAGAATATTGCCAGAAACACTTGTACCACCAGTAACTTGAAACGATCCAGTTGCACTTGTGCCACCAAAAGATCCAGCCGTTATCTCAAATTGGTTTCTTGCTCGACCATCAAACCAGTCTGTAATGCGAGTGCCGTCATAGTAATGAAATATTCTTCCATCAGCAAATCGAGCAGCGGCATACACCTTGCCGTTAAAAAAATCTACCGATAGAACTTGTGTTAAAGCTTCTCCAGAAGGATGCTGTAACCTTACATAATTGATATTAGATGGTGTACCACTAGCGAAAGATACAGAAGAAGAAGCAACGCTACCAAAAACGTATATCTGACCTCCTGACGCTGCCAAACCAGTTGTATTGGAAGGAAGAGTAGCCAGCTCAACAAAAGCATTGCGTTTTTCAATTTCGCCACCTCTTGTAATGTGTGCGTTAGTAAGAGTAATTAGAGATCCAGGAGTAGACGTTACGTTCATCCTTCTTGCGTCTAATCCGTTCCTAAAATCCTCCACTAAGATGTAAGGCATCTAACACCTCAATTATTTGCTGGTGCTAAATAGAAAGGATGCCTTGGTCGATGTACTCCTTCTGGTTCACCACCACCGATAACAAATGTTTCCGTCTTTGCGTTTCTAGCTTTCAATCGTGCATAATGTGCTGTTGCTTGTGCAAGCTTTTGTTGTGCATCAGCTTGTTTTTGCCTAGCTAATATTTCGGAAGCTGCAAAAAGAACAATAAGCTGGTCATCTAAATCAGCCGTATCAGACTCGGCTACTAAAGGCGATAGATTGCGTATACCATGTATTCTTACGGAGTCCGTACCATCAGCTTGGCTATTGTTTGCTGGTACTGGAAAAAACTCGATCTGATTATTTTCAAAGTTGTCATATCTGCGAATAGGGGTAGATCTTTCATCAGCATCGCTGTCGTACTGATTATATTCATCAGCTCCTACGCCATAATGCAACTTCGTCCAGTTATCACCGTGTTTTGTTTCTACTCTTGTTATTCTTTCGAAAACAATGTCATTAGGCAAATCGTAGTATCTCTGACCAGCATTTATAGCTAAATCACGTTTTACCTTAAGAAAGTTCCAATTGTAATCATCCCATAATCTTCTTTGGACTCTTTGCAATTGGTTAATCAGAACGTCCCTAGTAGCCTTACCAAGACTAGGCTGTAAAGAGTGACCTACTTCAGCTCGTAAGTCGTTTATTAAAATACCGAGTGAAGTACCTCTTGCCATGTTATCCCTCTACAAATGCTTCGTTTTCTGGAGTTGATGGATCATCAGGTATGTAATGACCCTTATCATTCCTAGCTCGTTTGACTGTTTTCTTCTTTTTTGCAGGCTTTTTAGGCTCTTTCTTCAGATCATTTAGCCAGACTGGATCAAGCAAAGCATCAGTAATTCTTGCGTCTTGTAGAGTTTTTGGGAGTTCGTTGTATTGACCAAAAATTTCTATGACTTTTTCATCTTTATAGAGCTTTCCAAGATGGTCACGTTCTTGCTCATTAGACCTTTCGACTGTATCCATTACTTTAATATTTGTTACAGCACTATCCCCATGTATGTGCTGGAGAACAACAATCTCAGCGATTGATACACCTGGTTTTTGAATTGTAGCTCTTGGATCGCCACCAATAGCTAAAGTACAGTTACATATTTCCATTTTTACCTCCTCAAAAATGGTGGGGATTTCCTTCTCTAGGTCTGCCATAAGCCTAACTAGCCGAGAAAACCCCCATAGTTATGAGGAAAGGCCGAAAGAAAATGAGAAAAGCCTTTCCTCTTGGAAGGAATATGATGTTACGAAATCTCATAAACACCATGACAATTTAGCTGAAACGCAGCTAAAGAAGCAGTTGTTGTAATCGCTCGAAACATCACATACTGCGTTGCTGGTCTGGCTGGAGAGTGTCTTTTCATTTTCTCTCCGTCCATGTAATACATGCACAGTTTTGATGAATCGATGATGTAACAACGCTTATCTGGGTTCTTTCCAGAAATTGTTAGATCATCCAAAGCTGGATCATAGACAAACTTCAAACCATTATAGTTTATCTCACCCACAGCAATGTTCTGGTTTCCAGAGAAACCAGTCTGGCTGTAGTTTCCGTTTCGTCTAAGCTCGTCAGCTAGTCTGTCAAGGAACGCAGATCCACAAACAGCAATATCTGGCTTACCACCAAATCGCTTTAACTGACGCATTTCTGAGTGCAGTAACTCGATAAGCTCTTGACCAGATGATGATGTTGAAATTGCAACATTTGCTCTGTTTCTCCACCAAGTATTTGTAACTGTAGATAAACCACCGACAGTTGTACCAGATGCAGTTGGATCATCGACGATGACAGAACGTATTCCAGCAAGAGCATTTGCGTCACCAGAACCATCTCCATAAAGAAGAGTGTTCATACCTCGGCTGTATCCCTCTAACATATCGTCAAGCTTGTCTTGGAATAGGTTTACCAAAACAGTTTTGTCACGCCCACTATGGTTTGTAACATTGTTTGACGTAGTAGAGTCAGTAACACTTATACCATCCTTTTTAAGTTCGGTTAGTGTAACTGATATACCAGCGTGATGTTCCTTCCAGGCATAGTTTGCCCTTTGGATATTTGCTGGGTTTGCATAAGAAACTGTATCGTTATGCGTATAACCAGCTACAGATGTTGTGTATACACCTTTTACTGCAACAGATAAGTCAGATTTTCCACCAGGAAAAGTTTTAGCTTTACCATCCATAAGGTTAAGCAAAGGCTTATCGGCTAGAGTATTAGCATATACGTTGCCCTGATCTATGTAATAATCAAGAGCAGCATTAGCGATATTCGCTAGTTCGGCTGAGGAAAATGCCATTTTTTACTCCATAAAATTAGGGAGAACTACCATTCAAAGCCATCTCGACTACATCCATTAGACTTTTTGGCTCTGGTATTGGAGTCCCACCAAGTTTTCCACCTTGAGTCGCTTTTATTGGGGTTTTTGTTGTAACGTGCCTACCTTTAACTTCGTTATAAGCTTCTTGCGCTATTTTAAGAGCTTGTTCCTCTGTTTCTGGTCTACCAGTTTCCAACACTTTGACCCTTACGCGATCATTTACTTCTTTTTCGATGCGTGAATAATCTGGATCGGTCTGAGCAATTTTGTTTTCCCATTCGGTAACTACATCAGCTAACTTGTTAATATTTTGCCGTTGTTTTTCTAAGGTTTGTTGCTGTGATTGAGATTCATTTAATTTTTTCAATCTGTCATTCTCAGCTCTAGCCATAGAAAGCTCTTTCCCAATATCCTCGTCCATATAACCTTGGTCAACTTTATCACGAATATCGTCAGACAATGTTTGCCCAGTTGCTTCCTTTAAAGAAGACATATAAGGCTCTAGTGCCTTTATTGCTTCAGTAGGACTGGACTTCATCATTGCCATTATTTGAAAACCTTGAGCAGCTTCATCGGCAGTAAGATTATTTGCTTCAAGATAAGAAGTAATTTTTTTGTACTCATCTTGATCTTTTCTAGCCAATTCAAGTTGTTCTTTAGCTTCTTTTCGCTCTTTAATGACTTGTTTGAAACGTGGATGGTTGTGGAAAGGGAGTTTTGCGTTTTCCTCTTCTTCGGCTTTGTCTGAACTTTCGTCTTTTTCAGTAGCTTCGGAGAGGGCTTCTGCTTGGGTTTCGACTTGTTGCTCTTCTTGTTCACCATCTTTCACCTCATCTTCAGAGTGCGACTCTGCTTCCTTGGGAGGACTCATAGCTTTTTCGACAACAGCTAAGAGATCCTCTTCTGTTTCTCGCTCTACGGATGACGATTCCGTCTTTTTCTCGTCCTGGTTTCCAGAAGTAGTGGACGGATCTACTTCTATTTTGGCTTCTTCTGCCATTATGCGTCCTTTCTCAATAACTTGTTGGTCATTATATACATGTTTGTCGTATCTATCAACATTATAGACACACTAATTACCGATTGGTGGCAATGCACCACCAGACGGCAACGTTCGAGGAGAATTATCTCCTCCTCCTTGTGGCGATCCTTGTAACGCTGGATCACCAGTACCTTCTCCTCGTAGCATATTCATTGCTACCATAGAAGGTATTCCTTCAGCGAAAGCTGTTGTCAAATCAAGATTATCATCTAGTCGTTTTAACAACTCTTTTGCTAACCACTTTGGATCTATGCCAGGTATTTGTAGTAAAAACGGCATGATACGTTCTATGTTTGCTAGTTCGGCTGCTCTATTGGGTTTACCAGTTGATCCAGCTTCTATCTCAAGATACACCTCTTCCATCATATCTTCACGAACTAGATCTGCCCATACAGCACCTTTACCAGCTATCTTCTTGACCTCATCTACTGACATTTCAGCTAACATCACTTGACCAGATGCCCTTGCTATCTCAGACATAAAGCTATCCAGATCGTCAACATTTGCACCCAAACTAGACATTCTAGCAGACTCAGCAATGCTTGTTTCTGTTGCCGTTGCCCTTGATATGCCACCAAATTGAGCTTCCTGCGCGCCCACAACTAACTGAATATCGTCAAATATAGTCCTAACTTCATATAAATTAGGGTCTATACCAATTTGACCTACTGGCTGAATAACATCATTTACCTTCTGTCCAGCAGCTAAAGCTTGTAGCTCGATCACGGCATTAGCTGGGTGTGTAGCCAGCTTTTCTTTATCTTCTCCCTCAAGAACTCCGGCTGGAGCTGCATATTTTGGTCTGTTTGCTCGTCTATGCTCTCGTAGTCCTTGTCTTGCACGATTGTATTCATGTTGCATCGGCAATAACAGATGAATATCAGATGGTGGATACAATATATCCTTATGCTCTACCTCGTTAAATGCTAGGGTATATATAGGAAAAAAGCTTTCTACTTTTACGTCTGGTGACATAGGTTCGCGTAGAAAGTCATCGTATCCGTCAGCTATACAATATTGCAATCCAGCTTTTTTGTCGTAAATCTCGTAGATCTGGACTAATCCCTCGTCAACATCTTCTTCATATTTCGCACCAGAGTAAGGATCACTCTTGTCAGCGTTAGAGAATCCCTTCATATCGTAGCTTCTGTATTGATCCTTAACATCAACGTTGTAAATTTCCTTAACTTCATCAGGAGTTAGGTACATTTCATGAGCGATCCAGCCAGCTCCAACAAATCCTCGTAACTGTCGACACATTGGATCGACTATAATGCTGTTGGATTCTGGAAAATCAAAAACTAAACCTTCGCGTATGGTTATTAAGGGCTCTTCCATCAATGCTTGCATAGATAACATTAATGCTTCAATCTCTGCATCATCCTCCATAATATCACCATCGGCTGCTTCTTGTGCAATCCGTCTAAGATAGTCTAACCTGGCTTGAACATCCGTTAGTTTCTGTGTGATTTCTGGCTGTCTATCCATATCACGCTGAAAACCTACTTTTACAAAACCAACACCAGTTGTAATTACTCGTCGAACAAGACCTTTCATTTGTGACTTAAATGTAGGTTGCTGTTCTTTCATGAAGTAATCGAAAAGTGCTTCTAATGTTTTGGCAACATTATCAAGCATTTTTCTCTGGTTTTGCGTCTGTTTGAAGTCCTCGATAATAGCAAGTGCTTCTGGAGGAGGAGGTAACTGCTGTTGTGTAGCAAGATCTCTTGCTTGATATGCCATCATCAAGGTCTTTTCATCACCATCCCAGACAGCATAATCTAGTCTATTGCGCCTTTTAGCAATAGCTTTTGGGTTTTTTGCGTACAATGATGCAGTTCGTTGCTGAACGTGACGCTGTAATATGTTTGCAACATAATTATCATCGCTCCATTGTGTGTCATCAAACCCATTGAGAGCTGCGTCCATATCTCGGCTCATTTTGTTGAAGTCATCCTCAAAATGACCTTTTGCCGATTTGATTTTGTTCGTCCAGTCACTTACAAGAGCTTTTCTTCTGATAGTTGGCTCTTGTTTTTCTTCCTCTATAACTGTTATTTCTAGTTCTTTATCATCTTCATGTGGCATTACCAACCTCCAGCGTTGTTTTCTCTCATTTCAGCTATTTCTCTTTGTCTTGAATCCCATTTTACCCAAGCTAAAGTACCTACTTCTGGCGTAAGATCTTCTTTCTTAACAACTCCACCAGGGGCAGTAAGTCTTGCCAAACCCATTCCTATCCAAGCTAATGCGTCTACAAAGTCATCATGCCTAGAATTAGGAAACTTTAAGATCTCATCAACAGCTTTTTGTGTCCATACTGAGTATTTTGGTAGTTTTACTTTTTTCATAGCAACTCTACCCATAATAGATTGTGATCTCTGCACCTTGTTATGTACTGGCGTTACTTCTTCAATACGGCAATACACTTTCTCTTCTGCCATCCTTTTTTGCAAGAAAGGACGTATTGATTTGCTGATATGTCCTTTTTCTGCCCACCAAACAAGAGGTTTGTATTGCTTCATTATGTCTAGCATTGCGTTTACAACCTTATCGACTGCCCTTTTTTCCCACCAGCAATCTAGTAAATATATGTCATCAAACCGATCCACGCCAACAACCAGCAAACAAGTCGCATCATTGCGTGTTTTATCCGTTCCTACAGCATGATCGGACGCTACATAAACTCTAAGATCATCAGGAAGCTCATTTTTGTCGTAAAACACTAAATCTTCTCTCTGAAATAGATCTCCGTCCTCTGGTGTAGGTTGTCCCTGGTACAAAGCATGAAAACCTCTTGGATCTAAGCGTCTTTGCGCTGTCATAAACTCCATATCAAACCTCTCAGGCCAGAGAAGTTCTCCTTTTTTACGTCCTAATGGGTCTTCTTCGTTAGCTAATGCTGGTAAATTGATTATTTTCCACTTAGATGCTTCTTCCTCAGAAAAATGTGGGTTAGTAGGATCGGTTAATCGACCAATAAGATCGTCTTCATGCCAGCGAGTCTGCACAATAACTATAGATGCGCTTGCAGTCATCAAACGAGTCATAAGAACTTGGGTAAACCATTGCCATAGCTGTTCACGGAGGGTAGGGGAGTTAGCTTCTAAGCTATCTTTGATTGGATCATCAAGTATAACAAAGTCACCACCACGACCAGTTATAGATCCACCTCTACCAACAAACACAGACATACCTCCAGATCCAGTTTGTATTCTGGACTTTGATGCTCCACCCTTACGAAAGCTAAACTTGGGAAAGATTTGTGCGTATTGTGGTGTTGTCATAATATTACGAACATCAGCACCAAAGTCCTTTGCAAAATCTTCGTTATATGTAGCAAAAATAACATTTCTGTAGCTATCTTTGCCCTGTAACCAGGGAACAAACCTTCTGGAAACTAACTCAGATTTACCATGACGAGGTGGCATGGATACAATTAATCGAGGGATATGCCCTTTTTCGACCTTTTCCAGAACCTTGGCTAAGGCTCTATGATGTTTAGCATCTTTAAACATCGATAGTTCCAAGTTATCTGGATCGTCAGGGTCAGGCATAGTAAATTTAACAAACTTCAATAGATCATCACGGCACTCTAACGCTCTTTGTTGACGTTTGGCCGCTGCAATTTTCTTTTCAAGTTCGCCTATTTTAACGTGTTTATTCATACTTTTCCCAATGAGGTGAATCGAGGAAGTAAGATCTCCCTTCAACTCTTCTAACGTCGATGTATTCATTCATCATTTGCTCGCAAGTCATGTTAGGCTTACAAACATCTTTTATGTGCCATGAACTGCCCCAACGTAGATTTTTCATACCAACTTCTTTGGCAGCCGTTATCATTGCATCACCAATCTTCCAGTACATATTGTGTTCCCAGCATACATTTCCGTCTTGATCGTATGCTAGAAGATCTACTGCCCAGCTATAGCCATCATCTTGAATTAAGTGACGCGATTTCATGGTTTGGCTACGCCCTTGCTGGACAAGCTTTTTCTGAGTTTCCAGATCTCGAACACCAGCCGTCACACCGAAATCCACAGTTGTTATTTCAATGGCACGTTTTACTGTTGCTACAAGATCTGGATAAACTCCCTCCAGTTTTCCAAGTGAACGATTTGATAATTTAAAGGTCATGCTTTTTTCTTTGTTTTCGATTTTACGATTTTCTTTTGCAAAAATTTAGGAAGTGTCTTTTGAGCATTTGTAAGTTTTTTGGTTTTTGCGTTAGATGTTTTTTTCTTGCCGTACATTTTTACCTCTCTTATTTTTTCTTTTTATTTTTTTTGCTGTTTGGAAAGCCAGCTTTCATATTCGCATAAGCTTTTGGGGTGATCGTCGAGTTTTTCTTAGATCGACTAATACCCTTCTTCTTTCGTGCGTTTATGTTTGCGTATAATCCTGGTTTTGTCATATTTTCTCCTTTCACCAAGCTCTGCAAGACCAGTAACGTGCCGAGAACTTATCAGTTGCCGTATCGCACCTATGTCTTGCTCTAAAACTCTTGCGCCTTGCTGGGTTGCTTTTCTTGATCTTCATGTTGGCATCCCCAAATCTAATTACTTTCTCTTTGCCGTTCTTACACGCCTTAACAACGGACTTTTTGCCACCAGATATGGATCTGCGTGGTTTGTTACAAGGCATTTTGCTTTTATCAACTCTAGCCACTTATTTTCTCCTTAGTTTGCTAAATGATCTCAATCCAAAGCTGGCAGCTATCGACGCATACATTCCGTACTTAATGAAATCAGGAGTCTTTTCTAAGTTTTCCCAACCTCTTGCCATGTGTTCTTGTATGCCCCAAAACGGAATGAAGTTTGCCAATATGAGAATGACAAAAAGACCAGTCCAGATTTCATCTTTGATGCTGGACTTAGAAGCGTCCATTGCCATCACTTCCCAGTTAGCTGTACCCTCGGCAATCTTTTGTTCTTTTGTTGCCTTTGCTTTTTGTATCTGTGATTTGCTGTCGAGGTATGACGTACCTAAACCAACGACACTACTAAGGATCTGACCGATCATTGCCACCTCCTTTTGAATTCGATTCTTTGTTAAGGAACAAGGCAAGGCTTCCAGTCATTGCCCCAGTTATAACCGATATAAGACTTGCTTGTTGTGTTGTAAGATCTGGCTGACTTAATGCCCACTCTATAGATCTGACGTAGACACAAGACATTAGTATCATCATAAGTCGAGGTACGATTAACCATTTATCAAGTGTTTCTGGTGTCATTCCAATGCCTTTTTTATTGATTTCATAATGCTATCTACTGTGATCTTTGGGTTCGGATCATACTTACAAACATAGGTGGGGGGACATTGACCTTCGTAAACACCAATAGACATTGTTTCCATTGTCTTGTTTGCTCCCTGGTATATGCAAAAATATTCAGTCAACCACTTACCTCCAGAAAAAGCTTTCTTGCGTACTCTTTTTGCCAATCGGCAGGTAGTAAGCTTGCCGTTGTCCATACGTTCTGTGTTCTTGCTCCAATGTGTGCGTTCATCCGATCTGACCTCTGTCCAGCAAAACAAGCCCATAAACAATCCAAAGAAGAACAAAAATGCCAATAACGAGGGTGATAAATAGAACGACATACTGGATAACCTTTTCCCTAAATTGCAAACGCGCGTATTTCTCGTCCCTCATTCTGCGTCTGATCTTCCCCTCCATCTCAATCAACTCAGCCCAAGCATGGCTGCCATATCTCAGCTTTACCATTTGCTCTAGCGTATATCTGTCCTCAGAAAGCTTCTTTTTTGCCTGAAAAGCTTCAAATGCAAGACCCTCAACGCCCTTGCCACTAAGGAGTTTGCGAAATAGAGTAGGGTTCTTTGCCCCTTTCTCTATTTCGTCAATCTCTGAAGATGCTGACATCCATTTTCCAATCTCGGCACTCATGCTCGATAGATCCTTGCCATGATCGTAAAATTTCTTAATTTGTGACATTGCCGAGCTTGCCACACCCAACGCCACTGTCACAGATCCAGGATCAAACATACCTATCTCCGTAGGCTAGTAGACTAAGTTTGATCGTATCTCTATACATTCAAAGCACAATAGTATTAAAAATTACACCAAAACTACTTATCACATAAAAAGCAGTTATTGATATTACCACTTTTTCAAGTCTGGATACTCTACGCTCCATATCTTGACGGAAGTGATACATGTCATTCTTCAATATACTTAACTCAGTTAAAATTTCGTTTATGTCTTGCTTGGTCATTGTGCTATTTCTTGAACTGTGAATGAACTTGCAAGTCTAGCGTTGTAAGTTTGGTCTGGGTCATCCATAGACCTATTAATATAAAAAGAAACACCAGAACCATCACCATTTTTGATTTCAGGTTTTACTGTAATAGTACTGGTTGTTCCTATAGCTGAACTTGTTAAATGATGTATTGTGCAAGAAAAACACTCATAGTATGTACCACCACCACCACCCATTGTTGGAATATACCAATAATTTAGTCCTGTATGAGCAGTCTGTCTATTTCCAACACTTGCACCACTTCCAACTTCAACTCCATTTTGATTTATTCTAACGAGGGCTGTAACATCATCTTGTATACCAATCATAATATTACCAGTATAAAATAATTTACTCGTTGCGAACTTTGGAGTAATAGATAAATTTAAACTGCTATCAATATCACTATACGATGTTCCAGACTTTGAAGTTGTACCAGTAAAAGTTCCAGATATAGTTTGAAGGATACTTCCTGCTGGCATAGCTGCGTGATTTAATGTTGTTAATCCCATTGTTTTATCCTATTAAATGACCACTAAAAATACTATCTGTTGTAATGGTTGTTGATGAATCTGAGTCTGGATAATAACGTACTTTTAAAGTATCATTTGCTACTAACTTAAAAATGCCACTCCCACTTACAGCTTGATAACTACTAGCTGGAGAACCTTCAATACTATATAACTCTTTGTTACCTGACACCTCATTGTTTTTCTGTATTATCATAATAATATAGCCACTACTAACACCATCTATTCTTGCAAGTAAATCAACATGGTAAATCCCACTAATAGGTGCTGTTACAACTCCACTACTCCAAGAAAAACCACCTTGAGTAAAACAGTTATCTGATTCTGATGTTGTGCCTTCATTCCAAGCTACATCAACAAAGCTACCAGATGAAGTAACACTTTGACTAGATGTCAAACCCACCCTAAATGCAGGAACAGAAGGCTGTAATACTCGACCACTGCTATCAATAGTCATAGCCGTAGTGCCATTAGTTGCCCTAATAGTACCAACATCAAGGTTACCAGAGATGGCAATATTTGTGTCTAATTTTGATGAAGTCACAGACCCATCTGTAGGTGTAATTACACTACCTACATGACCTAATACTCTGATGTAATCTATTGTATCAGAACTACTTAATGTTGCCCCTACAGTTAAACTACTTCCGTTAAGTGACATTGAGGATGGTTTTTGTACCACACCATTAATAGAAACTATAAGATTATTTACAGTTTCAGGCTTATAGTTTGCCCCATTGTATTGCAATGTATATGTATCGGTTGCAGAAGCTGTTAATGCGTCTAGCTCTATGAATTCCCCAGAGCTTGGGGCTTTACCTATGTAGGGCATTAGTCAGACTCCTTAATGGTAAGCTTTTTTTCTTCTACTTGTCTTAGTATCTCTGCGTAGTGTCTGTTGTTAGGGTCTAGTGGTACAAACCACACTTGTCCGTCTATTGTTACTTTTATATTCTTATCTCCCAAGCTTTCAACATATTGTGCATCTGTAATATTCATTTTAAATCCTTATAGCTCTGCGTCTGCTGTTATACTGTAAAAATAATAGGAAGTGGCACTTGTTCCATTTGATGTAAATTCAACTCGTCCAGATTGTTCTGACATTGTAGCAATCACTCCAGAACTTGCAGCAAAATTTGAATCATTGGGTGCATCAGCAACTGTTAAAGTTGTAGGTATAGCTCTCATTGATACTGGCAAAAAGAAAGTATGATTAAAATTACTGCCATTAGAGTTTTGTCCTTGCCATATACCATATCTGTTTGAAGTTTGAAACTGTGGTTCAAAATAATATCTCTGACACTTAGCAAGGGTTGTTCCTATATCTTCGTGCTGAAAATCTGATGCTTGTGAGCCTACTTCTAAGGAAACTCCTGTGATGAAGAAGGTTCTGTCTGTGCTGTCAAATATAGAGGATATACCCACGGCTCTGTTAGCGTTTGTATTTGATGCAAAGCCACTAGAGTTTAATGTACCACTTGTAAAGTTACTTCCTGCATGTAGATATATACGAAAAGTTAAACTTGAAGCATTATCGTCATCTAAAGCACCTGTAGTATCAGCAGGGAATGTAAGCTCTACTCTTGTCCAATCTGTTGTTACATTAAATGTCTTAGAGCATTGCCTTGTATTATCTTCATCAAATAACTCGCACACATACGTAGCACTTGCATTACCTTTGACGTAAAAAGACACAGCAAAAGGTTTTGCACTAGACGTTCCTTTTGCAAACGCTTGTAAGTTTTGACCCTCTATTTTTTGTTGCAGTTTAAGTTGTTCATCACTAGCTATAGATGTATCAGCAGTTGTACAGGCTAGTTTAATACTATTTGCAAAACCTTCTGGTGCAGAACTGTCTTGTGTCATTGTTAAACGCCCTGTTGTATTAGCCACATCTATATTCCATCTATCACAAGTAAAGAAACCACTAGACCCACCAATACCTGTACTTGACGTTCCTCTCTGTGCCACGTTCATCGCCCCATTAATTATAAAATTAGTTGGATTTGGTTGTGCGATGGACGCAGGTAATATTTTCGATAATGCCATTTACTTACCCTCCAATGCTGTTACTTTAGCTTCAAGTGTTTCTATCTTTGCTACTGCCTCTTGTAGTGCTTTTGTGAGAAGTGGCACAAGTTTGCTTTGGTCTATGCCTTGTGGGTCAATATTACCGTCTTTATCAACAGCGTCTTTTTCTCCACTAATAGCTTCTGGCACTATACTAAATACCTCATGTGCTAAGAAACCATCTATTGTTGTGTCTTTATCCGCTATGAAGTTAAAGCGTGATGGTTTTAGTTGCTTTAGCCTTGTAGTTGCATCAAAGTCGTATGTAACATTTTCTTTAAGCCTATAGTCTGATGAAGTACTATAAGAAGTTGAACCGTTGCTAGTGTTAATTTTTCCTATTTCCTGATTTGAAGAATTTAAAAAAGACAATGCGTCAAAAGTACCTGATGTTTCATTATTTGTAATAAGGATGCCACCTGAAGCAGAAGTTTCATTTCTGATATTATCTATAGCTATAGCAAAACCTGAAGCATTACCTTGATTTATTGCAAACCTAGAACCTCTCCCCCCTACAGTTGTACTTGTCGTGTTAATTGCACCAGACCCAAGAATTGTTAATCCATCAGAAGTAATCTTCATGCGTTCTGAAGTATTAGTGGTGAACCTCATTGAATTATCACTATTGTCATAAAGTATACGACCAATGTTAGTGTCATCACTATCGCCAAAATCAACACCAGATGTTCCGTTTGTGGCAGAGGTTAATCGTACAATGGCACTAGAAGTTGTTGCGTGGATTATTGTTTCTGGTGAACTTGTGCCAATACCCAATCCAGTTGATGTAATGTGTACTTTATCAGAACCACCAACTTTAATATCCACACGGTCATCAGTGTCAGAAGTAATGGACGTATCACCATCACTATCAAGAATAAGTTCTGTGCCGTTCATATCTAAACTAGCTGAAGGAAATGCATTGGCTAACTTTGCACTCGTTACAGACCCATCAGGAGGTACTACAGTCTGTATAGCTTTACCCTGGAATATGACATAACAATCATCAGTACTATTAATATTTTCTGAAAAAGTAATCTGGTTATCTGACACAGTATATGCCTTACCAGAACCCCCCTCTTGTCGTATGTTATTTACAAATACTTCTATCTCAGACTCTGAACTTACATTATGGCTCAATGTATAAGTTGAAGCCCCTGTACCTGTAATGGTTTGTTTGTCCATTGAGGTAAAAGAAGTAGTTGTTTGATTACCTACATATCCCATTTATTTCCTCACTAAGTAGAAATTGCATCAACTGCAGATACCCAAGCGTCTAAACTAGAAGCTGTATCTGATTTAATCCATAGCCTGTCACCATCTTGTACAACTATCTTAGCTCCACCATCCATGACTTGTAGAGCGCCCCCTGCTGCTATTGGGGCATCTTTTATTAAATAGTATTTGTCGTTGTTACTAGGATCATCATCGTTATCATCGTTATAGTCTGTTAAATAAACAGTAGCCTTAATCATGTTGGCTGTTCTGTTAGCCAGATGTATTCCTATGATTGTATCGAAAGAATCAAAATCTGTTCCGTCAGGAGCATCTGCATCTGCCGTACCTATATTCCTGAGAGCATATCTTCTAAAATTCTGAGCCATAATTTATCTTTCCTTTTTATAACGCTATTGACATAGCTATAGTGAACCCTGCGGTCGGCAACCCTGCTGTGCTAACTGCTGCCGTTTCCCATGCAGAACCGTTCCAAACTCTCAAATCTGTACTTGATGAGTTATAGTACAATGCGCCTGTCTGAAGAGCATTTCCGTCATTGTCTACAGAGGGGTTTGAAGACTTAGATCCTAAATAAATATCATCTACGGAATCGGCTGAAGCTGCTGCTTGCTCTGCCCAGTACTTAGCTGAGTAATTAGTGCCATCTACCGTAGTATTCGTAGAAAATGAGTTACCTCCACCAATAGCCCATTGTTTAGCAGAACCATTTGTCTGCCCTGCTTGACTACCTATAGCGTATTCTTTAGCTGAGTATTCAGTACCATCAACTTGATTTGTCGTATCAGTTGCCCAATCTTTTGCTGAACCAGAACCAGCAGTATCCGTCACTCCTGTTCCACCTATAGCCCACGCTTTTGCCGAGTAGTTTGTACTCTCAACTGCACCATCAACTTTGATCGCATAATTCTCAGCTTTTGTAGCATTTGTGCTGGCATTGTTGATATTCGTAATATCTGTCGCACAAGTCGCTATGTTAGCAACTACTGTATTCGTTCCCAACACAGCCATATTTGCAATAGGAGTAGCTTGACCTAGCAAACCAATCTCCGTTACCTTCCCAGCAACAGCAGTTAATGCACTACTACCTATACCAGCAACAATATTTACACTTGCAATATTCGTAGCCACAGTACCCACATTTGCGTTAGTCGAGTAGAATTTAGCCGAATATTCGCCAGTATTCCCTACTGTTCCAGAGGTCTTTGTTGCCCAATCCTTTGCCGATCCAGACCCAGTATCAACTCCAGTACCCCCAATCGCATAAGCTTTTGAAGAATAATCAGCAGATTCTACAAGACCCGTAGTCTTTCTTGCCCAGTTATCAGCTTCATTAGCAAAACCAGAAGCATTTGTCTGAGCCAGTTGGGCTGCTTCTTTTGCAGCTTGAGCCACAACCGATGTACCAAATACAATAACATTCTCGTTTCCAGATACGGCTGGTGTGCTAGGAGCAGTAACAAAGGTTATCGTGTTTGTTGATATAGAAAAATCATCGCCTGGGTTTTTTAACGCTCCGTTGACAAAAACCATGACATCCGTGTTCGATGTATAGGATGCCGTTAACGTAAACGCTGTTTGTGAACCAGTTCCCTCAAACTTATCTACTTTGGATGCCGTGTTTGCTATGCCAGCATTGGCTATCAATATCCATTTGTTTGCCGTAAGATCCGTTTCAAAAGCTGAAGAGGATGTGTGAGCCGAGGTTGCAACGTATGTAGCTCCGTTGTTATCTACTAAATCACCTACTGCATAAGTCCTACTCGCTGTCCAGTCTCCTTGTATTGAGTACGAGCCAGTTTTCATGAGTGCTAACGCACCAGCATCAAAACTGTCTTTGTGTACTGCTTGGTTCTTTATCTTGCCATCGTCTTGCTGGATCTTCGCTATATTGGTGTTCAGATCGTCTAGTGTTAGCTTGACTGTATTCAGCTCTGCGTCTACTTGTGTCCCAGGCAACGGAGTTGATGGACTTGTGGTTTGGAAGTCATTAAAATTAAACTGCCTAGTATAGTTTCTCGGTTGAGCCATACCATCCTCGATTTGTTATTTGTTGGTCATTATACACTTGTTTGCCCCATCTATCAACAAACCAACGCCTAAAAGTTCACTTTTCCGAAAAATTTGTATAGGTAGGGTTGATATGTAAGACAAGTGTCGTCGGTGTGGCCTAGGGGGTGGGTCGTGTTTTAGGTCAGATATCAGCAAAAAATAACTAATTAGTTCTAATTAAACTACTTAAACACTATATAAATATAACTATAATTAATGTTCTGCGTTGTTCAGACTGGTGTAACGTCTTTTGCTAGACTGCTTTTCTCATCTTCAAGCTTTCCAATAACTCTTGCTAGTTCGTCCGTCGTCATTTCGCCTAGGGATTTGCTATCGAGGTCTTTATCTCGATCCTTCGCAAGATCACCTGATAGCTCAAGCACAGTACGAGAAGCAGAAACCTTAGCAGAACCAGGGGCATCAGGGTCTAGCATGACTGATCTAAGGGTTTCTACTGCCAGACTCGCCAGATCTGTTTGGTATACTGTTTGTCTTGCAAGCCGAATAGCATGAATAATATTTGGATTACGAGTCAATATATAAGCAGATTGTTTAGGGTGTTTATACCCAGATAAACGAGCCGATTCAGTAGGGTTTTTATTTTCTTTGACCAAGTAATCAATAAAAGCCTGCTGTTGTTCACTTATCGATCTTTTTCGTTCCATTAACATAACCGCCGCACTCCTGATTTGTTCGCGAGATAACAGAGAAAACATACCATAATTATTTTTTTGCTTGAATACGGAATGTTTGGCAGTATACTAATGGTGATCAACAGATCATACATTAACGATAATAGGAGCAGAACTATGAAAATCGCTTATTATGTATCTACTAGTATTGCCAGCGTTTTGGCTTTATCTGGTATCTTTTGTATTTGTAGCAGTTTATTTTTTGCGTTAGACGAAACGACACTACCGAGAGCATATCTATTAAGCTTGCTCGGTTTTGTCCTTACTATGTTTTCCTTTATGTCAGCAATATTTGCCGACGATATAAAAGGCAGATAA